GGGGTTGGGATATCCAGGTTGGCCAATTGCTGGTGCTGTTGCTGGTGGTATAGCAGGAGCTCGCTTTGGTCCACAGGGGGCAGGCATAGGAATGGGCATAGGCGGGGGGATAGGGCTGCTAGCCCAGCTGCAATTAGAAAGAGCCACAGCAAAAAAAGTTGAAGAAGAGTATTTAAGAAGGTTGTCTGAAAGTGGAACCGCTTCTTTTAAAGAATATTTGGAAGCCATGAAGACAGGATCCAGGAGTTGGTGGGAACTATTAAATGAATGGACTGAGATAAAAGAGAGGACCTGGAAAGAAGCGGAAGAAGCAATAGAAGCTTTACAAAAGGGTCTTCAGGTTCCAACAGGATTACCACCTACCCAACAGGAGCCTTGGGTCAGGCAGTGGAAGGAAGAAGCTGTCGCAGCCTTAACTTCTGCCAATTCCCTTATAGCCACTATGGGACAAGAACTAGGCAAGTCAACTGAAAATCATTTTGGTAGGATAGTGTCCCATATGTTTAAGTTGAATGATTCTATAGAAAAATCAATAACAAAAATGAGAGAATTTGGGGAAACCCAAAAAATGTCAATAGCTTTCGAGAGACAATTATATGAACTACGGGATAAAATTATTAAGGAGGGGATAGAAAAATCCAATAGAGAATTTTACCAATTTTACTTAGATACTATAGTAGGGGGCACCATAGGAGGAGAAGCCAAAAAAATAGAATTTAAGTATGAAGAATTGAGAAGGAAATTCACACCTTCTAAAGAAGGAGGTTTCCTTGGTGGTATTATGTCTGGTCTTTTGGAGGGTGGTTCTGCTCTAGAAAAGACCTTGGTATCTGTAGGGGATAAGGGAGTAGAGTCAGCTACTAGATTTGGCAACAGTTGGAAGTTTCAAATAGAAGAACTGACCGATAGATTAGACGAACTATTAAAACTGTTTGACAGATTTGGGAATAAAGGAAAATCAAGCCCATACAGTAATATTCCTATACCTCCGAGTGGCGCCTATGCCACAGACTATGGGGGATATTATAAGATTTTTGAAAATTTTATGGGTGGTTTAGAATACCGCAGACAAATGGAAGGAAAATATCCCCAATTTCCTTTGCAAATAGATACTAGGCCCTTGAGCCAACAAATTGCTGATGCAGTGGAAGAAGCAGCAAACAAATATCCAAGAATAGGTGCCGATTTTATCAGAATTATGATAGCTGCAGAATCTGGCGGCAGAGTTGGGGCTGTCTCCCCCAAGGGGGCAAAGGGACTTATGCAATTAATGCCGGGCACAGCTCTGGATATGGAGGTGACAGATATTTTTGATCCACGCCAAAATATTATGGGTGGGGCAAAATATTTTGATTTAATGTTAGATAAATTTAAAGATAGATGGTTGGCCTTAATGGCATACAACTGGGGTCCTGCGAATGTAGATAAATGGATAGAAGCTGGTGCGCCGAGAACTGGTATTCGCAAAGAAACTTACGATTATGTGAATAAGATCTTTAGTAAATATACTGGCTTAGATGCAACGAAAGCATGGCAACAAGTGGCAGACAAGGCTTTGGCGGCGAAGATGGGGGGTTATGACAAGGAAGGGATACAGGAACTGGGAAAAGCCATAGAACTGTATAGAACTGAATTGAATGACACCATTAAAATAAATGAAATGGTCAAAAATACGGCTGACATTCTTGCTGGAATGAACCTAACATATCAAGAACAGAATGAGTGGAGAACATACGCTTTAGGATTTGAGAAAGAAATACTCCGTTCTAAAACAGAACAACTGATATTAGATGCAGGTTTAGAAGCCTACGACCAAATACATGGGACACACATAGTAGAATATCTAAGAAAGAACACCGAAAATATTATTAAAGAAAAAGAAAAAGATGATCTTCTTAAAAGTCAGCTTAACAAACTGGAAGCACAAAAAAGCATACTTGGTCAGTATGAAAAATACCTTTCTGGCCTCAGTTCTAATATGCCCCTTGTTACAGACCAATTAAAATATCAAGAAGCTAGTTTGCACATACAACAGGCTGTGGCAAAAATTGATTTGGCCGAATATCTTGAGAAAAATCAAAATCTTAGTAGTGTGCAGAAAGAAGAATTAGCCACTTTGTTGCTTCTTGAACAAGCTGCCCAAAGATATCAGTTGACAGTTAAGAAGTGGGAAACTCAGGATATTTTAGGTGGTATTAATATTTGGGCATTAGAGAGAATTAAAAAAAGCCTAACAGAAATATCTGGGATAGTGAAAAGTGTTTTAGAAGATGTAGAACAGCAGGTTAGTAAAGGTATTGGAGAGCAGCTTATTAATTATTTCAGCGGGAAAGGGTTTGATTTAAAAGCGATTGCTCGAACTATAGTAAGTAGTTTGCTGCAAAAGGGCTTAGATTTAGGAGTTGGTCAGGTATTCACAGGAGTAGCAAAACTTTGGCAATGGATAACTGGCACAGAAGTTGGAACACAACAGACCCAAGCCGAGTTATCAGCTATGACTATCGAACAGGGTGGTATTGCTGCTGGTTTGGCCATTTTGGAGTATTGTTATGAAGCTGCTGAGGTTTTAGGGAATGCTGTTCCTAGTGTGGGTGGGGGTGTTCCTGGTGGTCTAGGTGGCGCAGAAATTCCAGACGGTGAGGGATTCTTTGGACGTGAACAATCTCAAATACAAAGTTTCGGTAGTACAGCTCTTGGGGTTATTGATAATATCGAAAATAGGTGGATTAGTTCTCAACAGAACATGACTGCTGCCTCAGGCGCTGGGAATATTGCTCGGATGTCTTCTTTATTGGGGGCGGGTAGCCAGATAATTGGTATTATTTCGAAGATTGCTCAAGCCGCCGTTATAAAAGATGCAGGGATGGCCGCAGCCGCTGGATTCCGATCTGTAATGCAATCTGTACCCTTCCCCTTGAATATCGCTTTGGCCCCAATAATTGCTGCTGTTGCTTTTGCTGGAACCCTAGCTGCCGGTTTAATGGGTGGTGGTGGATACCGAGGGACAGGGCCTGGAAATGATGCCTCCCTTGGTGTTAATATGGGTGAAGTTCGGCGTGCTCATCAGGGAATGCATTTAGCCCACGATGAAGTGCCATTAATTGGACAGGTTGGCGAATACATGGTATCTCGCAGAGGAGTAGATGCGGTAGGTGTTCCCTTCCTTAACGCTGTGAATGCGGGATATGTCCCACAATCAGGCTCTTCAATTAATTTTACTTATGCCCCACAAGTAAATGCTATAGATGCCAAGGGTGTGGACAAAGTTCTTGAAAAACATGGGAAACAGATGCTTAAAAATCTTAAACAATCCCACAGAGACTATAGTTATGGTAGGATGATAACAAAGTAATGGCTAACGTTATTTTCCCCACCTTACCTAAAATTTCTTATTCCTTTACTAGAAGGCCCGTTTGGAATACTATTGTTAAGCGATCAGTTAGTGGTATGGAATATAGAGGGTCTTACTATTCAGCCCCCATTTGGGAATTTGAATTCCCATTCACCCTAATGGATAATGACGACATTTTAATAATTGGGGGTTTTCTTAACTTATTGAAAGGGGCATTTGATACCTTTTATTTCAGGGATCCCCTAAATAATGTAGAAGATTTTGCTTTAGGGACTGGTGATGGTTCCACTACTCAGTTTCAGTTATACAGAAATTGGAATTATTGGTTTACAGAATATCCTTACTTCCCTCCGTTTACAACGGGCTATGGTGAAGGTGGTAGCGACTATTCTGGATCAGGCTATGGAGTCCCCATTTGGGAAACTCCTTACATCTACTTGGACGGAGTATTACAATATTCTGATTATTCCATTTCACAAAGAGGATTAGTCACTTTTACTACTGCCCCTGCTGATGGAGTTGTTATAACTGCCGACTTCTACTTTTATTATAGATGCAGGTTTAAAGAAGATTATATTGGGTTAGAAAATTTTAATTATAATCTTTGGAGAACCGACAGCATTGTATTGGTAAGTGTTAAATGAAATCAGCCACCAGTGAATTGTTAAGTTTGTTAAATAGTTATGATGAATTTATCATGGCTGATCTGCTGACTATTACGTTGGTGGGGGGGACTTCAGTTTATTATACTAATAGTGATGTTAATATAGTTTGGAACGGTCATACTTTTACTCCTTTCGTTATGGAAAGAAGTAAAGTAAGGATAGTAAGGGGATTAGAAGTAGATTCATTAGAACTGACAATGTCTCCAAAGATATATCCAATTTCTACAGACAGTGAAGAAGATGAAGATACTTTACTCGGCATTTCTTGGCTAAAAGCTGTTAGGTTGGGGGCTTTAGATGGGGCTACAATTAAGTTGGAACGAGCCTTTTCTAGTAGTACACCTAATGATGATATAATCTCTGTTTTAAATCCTGTGGGGGTCGTTATTTTATTTACAGGCAATGTGGCAGAACCAGTTAAACTCACTCAAGAAGCTGAAATTACAGTTAAAAGTGATTTAGAAATTTTTAATAGGCAACTGCCTAGGAATTTATATCAACCAGGGTGTCAGTATACCCTATTTGACATTGGTTGTACTTTGAATAAAGCCAACTGGGCAACAGTATCTCAAGTCGTAGCTGGCAGTACAAGGAAGGTTGTAGTGTGTGATAATACAGGAGCTACTGGTTACTATGATTTAGGAGCTATAGAATTTACTTCTGGGGAGCTGGATGGCACAAGAAAAACGATAAAAAGTCAAACACCAGGGCAGTTGACTTTAAATTCCTCCCTACTAACAATTCCTTCTGTAGGAGACGGTCTAATTCTTTGGCCTGGTTGTGACAAAAGACAAATTACTTGCGCAGAAAAATTTTCTAATTTGGCTTACACAGCAGGTAATACAGTATCCCATTTTAGGGGAATGCCATATGTGCCTAAACCAGAAAATGCTTACTAATGTAGAAGAACAAAGAAAATTAGTGGTTGAAGAAGCGATAACATGGGTGGGTACCCCATATCATCACGACGCAGCAATTAAGGGAGTAGGAGTTGATTGCGGAAGACTATTGTTGAGAGTAGGGGTAAACGTAGGTCTGATAGACCCTATACACGTTGAAAGCTATTCTGAACAATGGTTTTTACATAGAGGAGAAGAGAAGTACATAGGATGGCTAGAGAAATTTACTAAGAGAATAGAGGGACCTCCCTTGCCGGGAGACTTAGTAGTATATAAATTCGGTCACTGTTATGCCCATGGAGCCATTGTAATTGATTGGCCTCTTATAATCCATGCTTATAGATCGGAAAAAAAGTGTGTTTGGGGTAATGCTTCCATGGGAGATTTGGCTAAAAGAAAAAAAGTATTCTATAGTTTGTGGGGACCCTAATGGGTGGTTTATTTGGTGGGGGTAACGATAATAGCACAGCCCAGCCTGTAGCTAACGGTATCAGAATTCAAACTTCTGCTTACGGGCTACCTGTCCCTATAGTCTATGGGCTCACCAGAATAACTGGGAATTTAATTTGGTATGGTGATTTTCAAGCTATAGCCAATAGTCAAGGTGCTGGTGGCAAGGGGGGTATGTTTGCTACAGGTCAATCTACAAATACCTGGACGTACAGAGTAGCCTTTTGTCTGGGTCTTTGTGAAGGGCCTATCGTTGATATTTACCAAGTTTGGGCAGGTAAAGAAACAATAGATTTACATCCCGCCACAATTACTCCTGGTTGGCAAACTGTCTTTGGTATTTATACTGGTATGGTGAGCGAACAAGGAATGGTAACATTTAAGGGAACATACCCCCAAGCACCTTGGTCTTATCTATGTTCGAGCCACGCAACACAGGCATTACCATACCCTGGTTTGGCTTACTTTGCTGCTACTAATTATGACTTAAAGGAAACGCCTAGTTTACCCAATTTTACCTTTGTAATTGCGGGTTTGTGTCCAAACTACACTACTCTAGCTACTATGAATGACGAGGCGGCAACTACACCCAATATTACTACTAAATCGGAAATAGGATTGATAGTTCCTTTAAGTCCTCCCTATACGATAACTGTAGGACATACTGCAGATTGGGCCGCTGACATTAGTGTAGCAGGTGGAGATGGCAGTGATATTCCACATACAGCGAGTGAAGGAGTTTACACATTTGAGGCAATTTATGCTGGTTCAGAGGTGCATATAACTTATGGATATGTTCTTTTGCCATTTACTGTAGAAGTAAATGAAAAAGCAACTTTTGTTGAGAATATAGAAGTAAAGTGGTCCACAAGTGGAACTATACTGACAGAAGTAGTTAGCGACCCAACAGCAAATGAATATGCCGTAGATGATGGTACATATACTTTTTATAAGGGAGACTACAATAGAGCAGTTTTATTTGATTATATCTATGGCAAGATAATTGGTTCAAACCCAGCTACGGTTTTTAAAGATATTTGGACTAACGAATATTATGGTTTTAATCTATCTACTTCTAATATACTAATGTCTTCCCTGGAAGATTATAATGATTACTGTATAGCTAATGAATTTTTTTTATCGCCTGCAATTATAGACCAGGAAGATGCTCGTGACATATTTTCTCGTTGGTTGCAAGCTACCAACTCGGATATAGTTTGGAGTGAAGGTAAGATAAAGATGATGCCTTATGGGGATGCTACGGCTACAAATGGGAGTGTTACTTGGATCCCCAACATAACCCCTATCTATGATTTGGATAATGATGATTTTCTGGGAGAAAGCGAATCTCCTATTTTATGCAGTAGAAATACACCACAAGATGCCTATAACCATATACAAATAGAAATATTGAATAAAAACAATGAATACAACCCAGAGCCTGTCGAATTTAAAGATCAAGCAAATATAGAAGATTTCGGACTAAAAACGGCTTCGGTTGTGAAATTGCATGAAATAACAGACCCAGATTTGGCATTGAGAATAGCACAAATCATTTGTGCTAAACATATAACAGTAAGGAATACTTATGAATTTAAATTGCATTGGGGATACTGTTTGTTGGAACCAGGAGATTTGGTTACTATTACAGAGGATGGTTTGGGTCTTAACAGGCAACTAGTCCGAATAATTGAAATAGAAGAGCTAGATGATAACGAGTTAAAGGTTATTGCTGAAGAAGTTGATATTGGGGTGGCTAATCCAGCTTCTTATGGTCACCAGAGTCCTGGGGGTGGGGGTTATAACCAATTTATTGCTCCGGGGAATTCAACGACCCCACTAATTTTAACTCCACCATTAAAATTAACTACTGATCCGCAGGTTTGGTTGGCAACATCTGGTGGTGATAATTGGGGTGGTTGTAATATTTGGGTTTCTGACGACGATATTACTTATAAAAAAGTAGGAACTTTAATAGGAAAAAGTCGTTTTGGTTCACTGAGTACGGTATTTGGCAAAGGGTCTGCGCTAGATACAAGCAATATATTAAGTATTGATTTGACTGACAGTAAAGGATCTTTGTCTTCTGCTGCTACTAGTGAGGCAACAAACTTAAGAACCTTATGTTATGTAGATGGAGAATATCTTGCTTATAAAAACGCAACCCTGACTACGGCATATAATTATGATTTAGATTATTTGATTAGGGGTTGTTACAGTTCCACCATAGCTACACATGAAATGGGTTCAACATTTATTCGCTTGGATGAAAGACTATTTAAATATGATATAGACAGAAAAGAAATTGATAGAACTATGTATGTAAAGTTGCCTGCTTTTAATTATTATGGGAGAATTTTACAAAGTTTATCTGATGTAACAGCACATTCCTATGTAGTAGGCAATCCTGGGGATGAGATATCTAGAACACCAGAGAATTTACAAATAAGTGTTAATAGTGCAACACCCGGAACTAAAATAGACGTATCATTCGACCTATGTGATTTGCAGGATACTGTAGGTAGTGTGTATACGGCTGTTGCACAGGGTTTTACCATTGATTTTGCAACTACGGGTGTAAATGGCTTAGATACTGGTAGTTTAGCTACAGGTACTTGGTACTATTTTTATGCTATTGCTAATAGTGTTCAAGGTTTGGTTGGGGGATTAGGTTCCACTAGTAGTGCAACTCCTAGTTTGCCATCTGGCTATACCCATAAATATCTACTAGGAGCTATGCGAACTTTTGGGAGTGGTGGGTTTAAGAGTTTTACCCAATTGGGTAGAGATGTTTATTATGGTGTGATACAAACCTGTTCATCTGGAACTGTCGCACAAAATTGGGTGGATCAAGATGTTAGTGATTTGGCCCCCCCAGTCTCATTAAATGCTTGGTTCTCTCTATCAGTAACAACTACTACCGTAACTGATTTTGGGGTTAGGAAAAATGGGACAACAGGATCTGGTTCTATTAATGGTACTGCACCAGTAGGGACTACCCAAGGAGAAGGTTGGGTTTCTTTGGATGAAGATCAAATAGTGGAATTATACATAGAAGAAGATTCTACCTGGTCATTGAAAGTTTCGGCTTTTAGGATGAGTTATTAAATGATTATTGTAAACCAACCAACGAGTGTTATCCGGGCTGCTGTAAGTGGCAGTAGTCCTGTTACTTATAATTCCATAACCGGAGTAATAGGACTAAACCAAGCTAACGTAGACCAGGGGGATGATGATCATACACAATATCAGTTGGAAGTGGAAAAGGGTGTGGCTAACGGTTATGGCTACCACCAATCCAAACGGCGCGACCCTAGATTTGGCTACGAGCTGGATTAAGCAATCCGTTTTAGCGGCGGCGCGGCTTAATGGCCGGGTTTTTGGGGAGACTACCACCTTTTAAGGAGAGTACTATGGGCAGATATACCAGTTACGAGCAGACCTATGAACAGCAACACTGGGATAGCACCGAAACCCTGTTCAAGCGGGCGGTGGGCACGGACGTGGACGGTCTGGCAACTTTAATGGCCTCGGAATTCCAGACTGAGGACATCATGCTTTTTATCACGGAGACTCCTTCCTACGTGGGTGGCGATACATTCACCCTGCCCGGAGATTTTACCGAGAAGTTTGCGATTAATAAACGGGTCGAGGCATATTGCGGCGCGGACGGCATGAAATATGCTGCCGTTGCTTCCCGGTCTTATGGCGGCGGGATCACCACGGTCAACCTGAGTGCATCCGTCCTCACCGCCAACCTGTTATATGTCAAGGTCGTTGCCACCCGCGACGGCAATTACCCATACGGGCCGGGGTATGTGGTGGCCCGGGATTATGGCGTCCCCAGCCAGGCCACGCTCCAGTTGGCGCTGGCGGCGATCGGTTCGCTGGAAAGAACCTTGATTCTCTCCCCTGGAACCTGGAGCATCACCAGTGATCAGACCATCCCCGCCAACGTTACCCTCAAACCGGAGCGCGGGGCTATCCTAGCCATCGCCACCACCAAGACCCTCACCATCAACGGCGGGTTGGAGGCCGGACCCTATCAAATCTTCTCTTGCACCGGCACGGGCAAAGTGATATTGGGGGCATCTGCGACCAAAGAGGTTTTTATCGAGTGGTGGGCTTTCAATACCATCCCCGGCACTACGGACATGGCCCCGGCCCTGCAAGCGGCATTTAATGCCCTTACCGGCGGAGGTAAAATCAAGCTGCTCCCCACAACCTATTATCTGGGTTCACAAGTGGTGAATACCCTATGGGAGATTCACTTAGTCGGCTCTGGGAAGGAGAAAACTAAATTAGTCTATACCAAGAATGACGGCACTTCGGCGCTTAAATACTCCACCGGAATTAATAGCAACATGGCCCGATGCGTCTTGCGGGATTTTCGCATCTATGGTTTTGATGGTGCTGCCGCCACGGATGGTATTGGTCTGGAGTTGGTAGATATTGTCTACTTTGTACTAGAAAATCTCTACATTGAGGGATTCAAAAACGTAGGCAACACCGGGAAAGGCATTGCCACCTACGGACATACCAACAATACTTTCCGCAATGTGACCATTGCCCACTGCAACATGGATGTCTACTTTGGTGAGAACCCCAATGCCCATGCTTGGGGGATAGATGTTGACTACTTCCGTTTTGAGGAGTGTGTCTTTGTCAATTCCACTTCGGAAGATGGCTACAATGTCTATTTCGATTGCAACTATGTTAACAACCTGATGTTTGAAGGTTGCGAGTTTGCTTACGCCAAATACGGCCTTTACAAAAATGGCGGATTTAGTCCAGCCGCAAATAGTATCTCTATCCGGGGCGGCAGATGCGAATATGCAACTGCTCGTGTTGATGCCCGGTTTATCTACTTCAATATTACCAGCAGTAACCTCTATCAACTCAGCGTCAGGGATTTTTATTCGCCGTACCCCATTGAACTAAACCAGTATGTCAATTTCGTCGTTTTGGATAATGTTTATCTGGGCGCGGACAATCCTGGCGGCACTGCATCCTTGATAACCGGGGCTACTGTCGGCCCGATTACTGTAAATAATAGCCGGATTACCGTGGGCACCTCCATTGGAGGCGTGACTTTATGGAAAAAGGCTGCAACGGGTTCGGTAATGTCTGATAGTTATTCTATCCGTAGCATCGACACCAACGGCTATATCAACCTTACTACCAGTATCTCTAACTATGCGTATTCGGGGGATGCATTTACCGCTACCGCAGGCGAGAATTTAGCTATTAATAATGTCTGTTATCTGAAGACGGACGGAAAATACTGGAAAGCCCAGGCCAACGCGGCAAGCACCATGCCTGGGATGGTCCTGGTTACTGCAACCACCCTCGCCAACGCTTCAGGAGTGTTCCTGAAGAATGGGTTTATTCGCAACGATGGTGGCTGGGGTGGAGCGCTCACCGTGGGGGGGTTGTTGTATGCCAGCGCCGCTACTGCAGGCGCCATCACCCAGAGCGCGCCCGCGTCTAGTGGCGATCAGGTGCAGGTGTTAGGGTATGCGTATGCGGCTCGAGTGGTGTTTTTTGATCCCAACCTGGTGGTGGCAGAGGTGCCGTAAAGGGGTGGTCGTGTTATCCTTGGTTATGGTTGGGTTAGTGTATTGGCACAGATAAGTAAGAGATTTGGGGTAGCTCTGGAGAGACTCTAGTCGCTGCTCTGAAATAACGACTGTAAGGGCCAATTAAGTAGTAAGGAGGATGGGAGAATGAACAATGACGGTCGAAGTCCTAAGCGTGGAAGTCTTCGGTCCCCAGATGTTCCTGGAGGCCCTGGGCTGTGAACTGGCCTTGATTACCGATCCAGCCCATGTCATCGCGTTCCTGGAATTTATGCCGGAGGAGATCGGTATGACCCCCATTACCCCGCCGTTTGTCACCCAGACCAACCGGGACATCCAGGGCATTATTCAGTTCACTGCAGAATCTTATATCTATATTCGTACGGTCTATGTCCTGCGAGGATTTCACCTAGACATGCTCTCTCACAAGGAATTTGACACAGTTAAGGTCCGAATGATGGCCATAGCCCATTTTGGGGCCACAACCTATCGACTACAACTACGGGACCAGGACAATATAATAATGAAGATTACAGAAATAATAGAGAGGAATACTTATGGAATGTAAAGTTATAGATAATTTACTTTATGTAGGCGACCAACAAGTCCCATACAAAGAAACCCCTAATGTTGGGGTAGAAATAACGCCAACTTTAATTGTTATACATTACACCGGGGATAATAGTCTGGAAGGAGCCTTGTCTTGGTTGACTACAAAAAGATCTAAAGTTTCTGCTCATATAGTTGTAGATAAAGACGGTACAATTTATCAACTAGCTCCTTTTAATGTTGCCACGTGGCATGCTGGGAAATCTTCTTATGGGGGGAGTAGTGGGGTCAACTCGTTCTCTATTGGGATAGAAAATGTTGGTATTGGAGACGAGTGGCCTGATGAACAGATAGAAGCTAACAGAGCCGTTGTAAACGCGCTTTTTGAAGCATATCCTATTGAAGATGTGGTGGGACATGAAGATGTGGCCTCAGGGCGCAAAGGCGATCCTGGTCCAAACTATCCTTGGGACAAGGTGGTCTCATACTAGGAGCAAACCATGAGCTTTTGGCAGGAATTGAGAAGTGCAGATAATACCAAGACAAGCACACCCTACGTTATTTTGTTGGCATTTGGCACAATCTTGATGTTTGTTTCTATTGTGCTTATTATCTACCATTGCTTTTATCATGGACATGGTATAGATAAAGAGACTGTAACTTTGATACTTGGTCTATTTGGTGGTGGTGTTATTAACGCTGGAGCCTCTTATTTTGGTCGTCCAAAGGCAAAACCATTAGAAGAAGGAAATGGGAAATAAATTATGTGGCCCTTAATATGGTCTCTTGTTAAAAGTAAGTTAGGTATTATTGCCATATCCCTACTAGTCTTAGGAGGATTTGGTATTTATCACAAAATCACCATGTGGAATGAACAACGAAAAATAGAAACTATGGTTAAAGAAAGGGACAATGCTTTACGTGATTTACAACAAGAAAAAGTAAGAACAATGGACTTGGAAAAGGCTATACAATTTCAAAGAGAACAATTAACACTCCAACAAAGAATCAAAAAGGGGACTAGTGATGTTAAACAAGCTGTCACTAGCAATGACAGGGATTTTCTTTACAATAATTTTGTACGGCTGTACAACTACCGTAACCCAAAAACCAATCCTGAGAGTTCCGGCGGTAACATTAAAAGACTTATCCCCAAGGCCAAAGCTAAAACCCCCGAATAGAGAAGTATTTGATCAAATACCTCTTTCTTTTGTAGGGGAACTGGAAGAATACATGATCGAGATAGAAGCGGGTTTTGACGAAAGAGAATTAGCCATAGACATTCTTAATAAGCAAATTACTGAACCAATCCCAGAACTCAAAATAGAAAAGGAATCTTGGTGGAAGTTCTGGAAGTAAAGGAGGAGTTGTGGACCAAAAAACGACCATAGAAAAATTTGCTAAAATAATTAGGGAACAGGGAGTTATTTCTGCCACAGTCTATGACGCGCTAAAAACAGAAAAACCATCAAGGCGTTCACTGTATCGCTTGTTTGGGAAGTGGAGTGAAGTTATAGAAAAGGCTAAAAACTACTTAGCCGAAATGGGGGACGAAACCTATAAAGAAAACGAAGTAGATTCTTATAAACTTCTTGATGCTGAAGAACAGGTTAGGAAATTACAGAGGCAAGTTCAAGAACTAACCAGACACATCCAAACCCCCATGCTTTGTTTGGATGGTACTCATCATAAATTTGGCTATGTTTCCGATAGCCATATAGGCAGTTTGTATTCGGACAAAGCTCTACTTAATTATGCCTATGACGTCTTTGAATCTGAAAAGATTAAAACGGTATTTCACTCTGGGGATATTATAGATGGGCAAAAAATGTTTAAGGGTCACGAATATGAACTAGAGGTTATTGGGGCAGACGCACAAGTTGATTTGGCTTGCCAAGTTTATCCACAACGCAAAGGCATAACCACCTATTTTATTGTTGGTAACCACGATAGGAGTTTCTGGAAAGATGGCGGCAATGATATTGGAGCAAAAATATCTGACAAACGCAAAGACTTGGTTTGTTTGGGACATCAAGAGGCTGATATCACTATAGGTTCTGGTGATTCCACAGCAACTGTCAGGCTTTGTCATCCAGATGGTGGGACAGCTTATGCAATTTCATATAATGTTCAAAAATACGTTTCAGAATTATCCCCAGGAACAAAACCAGATCTTTTGCTAGTTGGTCACTACCATAAAGCTGAAGTACTTTTCTACAGAGGCGTTTGCATAATACAGGGAGGATGCACCCAACACCAAACACCATTTATGCGGGGTAGGAAGATAAGTGCTTCTATGGGTTTTTGGACAATAGAAGTGGTTGTGGCTCCGGAACGGGTTGTAAGTGTTACTACAAGATTTTACCCCGTGAGGACGTAACTATGGAAGAAAATGAAGCAGTTTCTTGCCGTTTTTATTGGAGGATGGACGAAAACCCTAAGCTGGTCATAGAATTTAATTCTACTATCCATCCAGAGAATGTATTAGAAATAGCCGATGTAATTATGAAAACAGTTGTTAAAAAGATCAACTGTATGGCTTGCCACAATGAAATTTGTGATGATTATGAGAATAAAAAGCCCCCTCATCACTAGGAAGGTTTATTATGGAACAAGAAATTCTACACCTTGAAATAGAAGCAATGAGAAATGGTGTATTGTTTAAAAAAGAATTTGCTTATACAAGCGACCATCTTGTTTTCCAGCGGACATCTTGGATGGAGAATTCAGATGATGGCTGGAAAACTAAGGGTTGGTTCAGAATAAATGGACCTGACGGAACTCCTTTGACTATAAGTAATGAAGCCTTAGTTTCTCTTGCTTCTGCTGCCTCCCGTAAGGGCTGGGAAGTAATTTGGAATCCGGAGTACTCCCTGGATTCTACAGAATGTGTGAAAAAGAGTTTATTCCACTAATGAAATGATCAGTTTCGTCCCCCATATGTTTATAGACAATGGTAAAGGATACCGTAAATACCCTTGGCATACTTGTGGAATGTGCTATTTTATTGATATTGATGATATGTGTAATTATTACCCAGAACAAGTTCCTGTACTACCGAAACGCTGGGGTTGTGTAATGTGGAAGTGTGTTATATGTTTAGGAGAATTTGATGATGGTGATGATCATGGTGAATGTTTACATGTAGTGGTAGAATTAGTCTAAATTAACTACAGTTAGACCACCCACAAGCTCCGCATCTCCCGCCCTTGCATCCTTCATCGTAGGTCAAAGGAAAAGCGCAGTCTGGGCACAGAGGTTCCCCCAATAATTCATTTGCTATTTTAAAGCCAAAATCATGTAATTGTTTAATTTCTTTATCCGATTGGAATTTGGGGGTAGGAGCAGAACCCATATCTTTTGTTGGATTGTGCTGACCTGACAATACTAACAACATTTTATTCCATTCTGGATTTTTTAATATACGCTTCCTAATAGTTTTAGCCATTGCGTCGGGAGGGCTAAGTATTTGCTCACCACCAAACCAAGCCGTTTTTTCTCCTATGATTCCTCGCAATTGCTTTTCGACTTCTTCCCAAGTCGCCCCCCTATTTAATGCCAAAGTAGCTAATCGCCCCGTAGCAGCATTCATGGAAGAAATTGTTCTCCCTTCTTTACTAATTTGGGACCACATTTCCCTGTAGCCAGTTACAGGGTCTTCAAATAAATGAATCCACTGTGTGCCTTCTCCAGTTTTTACCATTTGTCTTCCCCCCCACATCCATTCAGGAGGAAAAAGTGTTTCTTCTGAATTGGCGGACACGACGGGATTTGAACCCGCGGTCTCCAGGTTGACAGCCTGGTGTGTTGGGCCTGACTTCACTACGTGTCCTTTGTCTACAATGGGTGTTTGGGCTTCGTCTTCCCTGCTTCCTTGGCGATAGAAGGTTATGCCCTTGCATCCGAGTTCAAATGCTAATTTGAATGCGTAATCCACATTTTCAATAGTGGCTGAATTAGGGGCATTAATAGTTTTAGATACAGCCCCCTCCGTATGCCTTTGAAACGCCGCTTGCATCCTAATATGCTGCTCAATGGGAACATCTTTGGATTCTATGAAATATTCTGGTTTGATCCCAAGACAGTCCGGAACTATGTTGGGGAAGTGGGATTTGGTGTATTCTTCCCACAAAGGGTGTTTGACTACTATTTCTTTATCTATACATTTTTTATTGAATTCTAAGGCAAATATTGGTTCAATTCCGGCGGAGCAACCAGCAATCAGGGACAATGTGCCTGTGGGGGCGATTACGGTAACTACCCCATTTCTCCTAGTGGCTAGTTCTGTGGTAGTTTCTTCTGTTGTACTTAATTCTGTTTGGGTTTTCCATGTGCCAAATCCCTTTTCAATCGCCAATTCTTTAGAATATGAAATAGCTTCAGTATTAATAAATTTCATAATTTTTTCTGCAAGGGCCAAAGCCTGTTGGCTGCTGTAAGACGTGTTCAGTTTGATCAGAGCATCAGCCCACCCCATGACACCAATACCAATTTTCCTAAATTTCTTCGTTTCTCTTTCTATTTCTGGGATGGGGTAGTTATTAACATCTATTATATTATCTAAAAAACGAACAGCAACTTTGATTACACTTTTGAGTTTGTCCCAATCGAAATCAAGGCCCCCATCCAGTGGCTTCTGCAAATTAGGGGGAAAATATCTTCTAATTACAAAATTAGCAAGATTAATAGAACCTAGTACGCAGGACTCGTAAGAAGCAAGTGGACTTTCACCACATGGATTACTACTTTCGATTGTCTGATATTTGTTACAAGGATTTTTCTTGTTAATGGTATCAATGAATAATATCCCCGGTTCTCCATTTTCCCAAGCATTATAAATTATTTTGTCCCATAGTTCCTTTGTACTACATAAAGAATATCCTCTTCCTTCAAATTCTAGCGACCAATCACCAATACCTTCATCTTTGTTTAATTTTTCCATGAAGTTATCTGTAATAGAAACAGAAATATTAAAATGCGTAAGTTTGCCCTCTTGTTTTTTACAGTCTATGAATCTGAATATGTCAGGATGATTGCATAGGAGAGTTGCAAGTTGAGCACCTTTCCTAGTACCACCTTGTTCTATTATCTCACCTATAGTAAAATCATATACTTCCATAAAAGAACAAGGTCCACTTGCTGAACCACCAGTTGTGCGGATTAAATCCCCCTTGGGTCGTAAGTTAGAAAAGGAATACCCTGTTCCTCCTCCCCAAGACTGCACTTCCACAGCTTCAGTCAGGGTTTTAAAAATACTTGACCTAGAATCTTCTATAGGAAGAACAAAACAAGCTGCTAACACTCCACTATTTGCACCAGCATTCCTGAGGGTTGGGCTGTTTGGGAGAAACTCCAAATTAGTTATTACATTGTAGAACTTTTCTTCCCATTCCCTCTGCAATTCTGGTGTTCTTTCTGCCTTTGCTATATGTTTAGCTACACGTCTGAACATTTGCTCAGATGTTTCAACAACGTTGCCATTTTTATCTTTTTGTAAGTATCTTTTGTTTAAAACTTCCATCGCATTACTGGATAATTTTACCAAAGCCTAAACTCCTTTGTTCTCGTGTGCTTGGGATTATTTTCTTGTCTTCTTTTTAGACTTCTGTTGCCCTACTCTAACTTTTTCCCTAATTATTCTTCTATCTTTATTGATATGTGTAGCATTAAAACAGGGACCTAGCCTCCATTTTGCTGTAGGGCATACCCAAATACGACAAACATTTTCTACGATATTATCGCATCCATTGCACTGTTCAATTATTTGGTTGTTCACTGATTAGCCTTTTGAAATACCCAGAAATATGAATGAAACTTACGAGCATGCCTTTGAATTTTGTGAGTTGGGCACCACATTCTATTTTTTGCGAGCAATATGAATAGGTCTTTAGGAACAAAACCTAGAATTGTTGCTATATTATATATCTGACAGTGAGTAAAGTTGTTTACTCCTGATAAAACACCATCCTGACACTTAAAAACCAACCAACCTTTTGGAGCTAAAACTCTGTGAATTTCTTTCATAGCTAAAAAATAGAAATCCCATAAATCCTGAATAGTTCCTTTTATTTCTTGAAATCTTTTTTTCAATACAGATCCTGGCCCTGTTCGCATCATAAAAGGGGGATCAAAAACACAGGAAACTACACTATTATCTTTTAAGGGAATGTTTCGCACATCAGCAGGAATTGCCTTTTTTGTTTTAGGTGCTATATCAAAACAAAATTTGGGAGCTGGCAGTCTTTTCCAAAAATTGCCAGAACCAAAAGTAAAATCAATTTGAATAGGCCCTGTATGTAGGGCCATTATATTTTTTATAATTTCGTCTTGATTATAAGAAATACTTTTAATAAGTTCTATTTTCTGTATCCTTTATGCCTATACCCACAAAGTCTGCAATATTTTTCTCCAAAAGGAGAAGTCCAGCACTTTGAATAAGACTTACATACGGGACAGGTATTACTTTCTACACTCCCACATGCAGAACATATGCGAATAGTTATGTCTCCCCTAGGATTACGGCAAAAAGTTTTGTTCCGATATACATATGGTTTTCCTTTACAAGAACAGGGAGATTCTGCGATGATAGTAAGAATTTTCCTTTTTATGTCTATATCATAATTTTCTTTTCCACATTGTTCACAGTATACTAATTGGGTATAAACCAAGTCTTCAGAACCACATATTCCACAATGGAAGTATTCTTTGCACTTATCCTTGCACAAAGTTTCTCTGCGTTTTCTTTTTCCTTGTGTTTTTTGCTTTTCTTCTATTTCAGGGGGTTCGATATTGGGGTGCTTCTGCATATTATATATTCTTTTTCAAGATTTCTTTAATTAGGTTGTCTGGAAATTGTCTATATAATAAATCAGCGTTGGGTAGTATACAATGTCCCCCTATTTTTCCTTGCGGTGGATCTAAAATATATCTCCCATATTGTCCCAACCCTATGGATAAATAAAGTTCGTTGTAGTCTTTATCAAAACATTTCACCAATTCATATTCAATCCCCAGATTTTTGCAGACTTCTCCTGAATACCTAGCGAATTCTATATTAAGGCCATATAGAGTTGTCGAACGTAATTTTAAAAATTCTGTAGTTTCAGGTTTGTCTGCTAGTCTAAGTACCAAATTTATTGGCTTGAAAAATTCCAATACTTGTTCGTTATAGCCGCCAATCCATCTTGGAGATTTTTTAATACTTTCATAGAGAAAAGGGTGCTTCCCCTCAATGGGGGAATGTGAGGCGTCTAAAGAACGACAAATACCAATAGGGACAGTAGAAAATATGATGGTACTTTTGGGCTGCGCCTGTCTTTGGTATTCTTTGATAGTATGAATAAAGGTTTCTGTATAAGGAATAGTCACCAATAAAATATCTGTTTTAGGGATTTCTTTTCTATCAAAGTATTTTTGATCTATTATCTTGATGTCTTTGTAGTGTGGAGCAATTAATTGATATATTGCTTTACCAACTTCACCAAATCCAATTAACACTATTTTCATAAATTAAGGGTTTTCCCTGTGTTTTTAAAAATCGTTTGACCTGGGACGTCTGAGGGGTCCAAATTTTGTGTTCTTTGAGCTATACCTCAACTATTTTTCGTTTAGGGTAATAAATCAAAGTGTTTTGGATATATTCCTTAGTTTCTGTTCCAAATTTAGTTTCAACCATGTTTAGATAAACAGGATTTTTATAGAAGCGACGAAAAGCTTCATCTTTAAATTGCAGAACTTCTTTTGGGGTTAAATATTTAGAACCCATTGGGGTGCAGTGGAAACCATGTTGGGTATATTCTTCATATAATTTAGGTTCATTAAACCAGGGTTCTTTCTTAACTTTTTCATACAGTTTGGTGCCAGGAAAAGCATGAACCACATTAAAATTGGCCCATTCTGGGAGAAGTCCCAGGGATAATTTAAGAGTAGTTTCCATAGTTTCTATAGTATCATCTATAAGGCCAAACATAAAATTTCCATTTATATTCATTCCATGCTTTTTACACAATTCAGTAACTTTGTATGCTTTTTGTAAATTTTGCTTCTTATCGGAAGAATTTAAAATTGCCTGCGAACCTGATTCATATCCAATACCTAACCATCTAATCCCAGCTTCCAACATAATTTTTATTAATTCAGAATCTAAAGAATCTGTACGGGCATAGGCCCAAGCATTAATATCCCCCATGTTGTGTTCTATTATTTTAACACATAAATCCATAACTCTCTTCTTGTCCATAACAAAGAGTTCGTCATGAAATTTAATGTTGCGGACTCCCCTATCATACAAATTTTTGATATCTTGAAGTACTAAATTCATATCTCTCAATTGAACCCTATCGTGCATAACATTGATGCAACAAAAATCACAGGAAAAGGGACAACCGAAGGAGGAATATACTATACCATAGGGACTCCTGTTGTGTATATTGCCAAATAAATGCCAGTTATGGGCACGGTATCTGGATAAATCAATAAGATCCCAATTAATCAAGGGGAGGTGGTCTATAGTCAATCCCTGGGGTCTGCGTGTATTTGAATAGTCCAGAGATATAAATCCCTCTTGTTTTATGACATAATCTATCCCTCTATGTTTTTCTAATATGCGAAGGGAATCAGAACTGGGGTAAAGACCATGTAAAAGAATAACAGCCCTTTCGTGAAAACTCCTGATCTGTTTGATCAATTCATCTATTCCCACCATATTCATTATACTAGCAGTGGGGTTATGACCAGACATATAGATTACAATGTAGTCTGGTTGATTTATCAGTTCCACTGTTAGCTTTTCGCGGGGTTCTATTTCTAAATCTATTATTTTGACTTCTTGCCCCAGCTGCTGTAAATAGGAACCATGTAATAGGGGCCAAAATGGTGGCTCAATGGCCGGGGAATTGAATTTATGGGTTTCCCCATAAAGAATAGGTTGGTTGCCTGGTTTGACAAGTAGGAAGTTCATTCTTTGATTACCCACCAAACAGAACACATTGGATTACTGGAAGTCTGATATTTGTTCCCAAAATAATCAAAAATTGCTTTTGTAACTCCACAATGAACCTTCTTTCCATTTAGGGATTTAATACTTACACAATTTGTATGAATATTTTCTTCAACTTCTTTTTGTACTTCTGGCGGCTGTCCTTCAAACCTCAAATTGCAATCATGTCCGCATAAAATTCCGCCCTTCCGCAATTTGGGATAATAATCTTTAATATCATGACTGATATAACCATACATATGCAGGCCATCTAAAAACACCAAATCCATACTTTCATTTTCAATTTCTTTGTGACCTTCCCGTGATGATTTTTTAATTATTCTGATTGTTTCTTCCAGTCCTAATGTTTTCATGTTATTTTTAAAAATTTCATAAATATCATCGTGATTTATTGGGACTGTTTCGTTCTCCCAGGGGTCAATAACTGTTAATTCCCCACCCTGTTCTTTGATAACTTCCCCCAAAACTCCTGTTGTACCTCCCTTCCAACTGCCAACTTCTACTACTTTCATTCCAGACTTTGCTATGGACAAGACCAGCTCAATAAGTTTTTTGTAATCCTCGTTGGTGCTGCCTTCCCTGATATCTAACCCATGAATTTTCTCCAAATACCCATTTAATATTTCCCCACTTTCCCCAAGTAAGACCTTATAAACGGGGAAGAAGGGATCATCCACGGGCAGTTTGGTCATATCTAATTGTTGATATTGTTTTTCTTGGGGTGTAGAATATTTAGTATTAAATTGATAGTGCATAATGTTCAAACAATGGTACCAAAACTCCTGATAAAATATGTCACTCGCTTTCTCTTCGGTAGTTGTCTCCATGATTTGTTCAATTACAGCTTTTCTGAATATGGTTGCGGAATCTGACCAATTTTTTCCATTAATTAGATCCCATAAGGTAGTTTTGGCGAAACTGAATTTTCTAATGGGATTGTCTCTCTGAAAAGCTGTTGTCAAACAATCCAATTTTTTCACTTTTCCCAATAAGGCACACAGAGAACAGGGGATCAGTTCGTTACCTAAGTAGTTAGATTTGGCATCCTTAGAGAATTGGTAATATTTTTTCCAAGCAGAAGTTCTGTGTATGTAATAGGTGGTGGCCACTCCTTTTCTCATATAATCTTGCCATCTATTTACGGCGTTGTCTGTTTCCCAATTATAACCACCATGAATATCTAATCCTATTATATTACCGTACATTTCGTCATCAAGGGTAAAATTTAGCCTTTCTCCATGTGCTGCTACATAATCTGGATTGTTCTCTAAAAATTCTACACATAATTTAAGCCCATCAGGAATTTGAAAGTCATCATCCCCAGCAAAGGTTGTGTAAGGAGTTTTAATTTGGCCTAGAAGAAGATAGGTTTTAACAGCATCGTGGTGGTGGTATTCATCCCCCAACTTGAAGTGATGATAGTCTATTTGTAAATTTGGATATTTGCTTATGGCTTGGAGATTTTCCGATTTTTTATCTGAGTTACTACTATCCCCAATAAGAATACTCCCATCAAACTCCATAGAATTATAATATTTCAAGGAGCGGTTTAGGAATTGGGGGCGATTTATAGTTGGGATATATAAAGTAAGTTTTTCTAACATTGTTTTAGTATGCAATAGCCACAATAAAAATAAATTGTTTCACCCAATTATTCATGGGAAATCTCCTTTTTGGGTAACTCAAAAAAGTTGCTTATTGTCATGCCTCCAGCACAGTACAGAACTGCGTAGGCACCACCAACCCTGAATCCTAGCCTATCATATATTAGTTTTCTGTAGGTTCCTCCCTCTTCTGCGTGTTCAATAAGTTTTCTAAATATTACATCTGTAGCAGCAAGTCTTTGCTCTTCTGGCATTTTAGCCCACATTTCATCGTGTTTATCTTGCCATTCTTTTTCAGCTTTTTGGAAAGCCCTTTGGATAGCTTCACTACCTTCCTTCACGTTTCTCTCCCTGCAATTCATTTTTGATTTCTGTTAATAATTTATCCCAATAGTGTTGCCTGAGCTGAGTTTCACAAAATGTGCTTAAACCAATTTTTGTTACTTTGAAACCAAGTGAGGCTATATAATCACCTAATCCTCCTGTAGTATACCCTTCTTCTACTGTGATTATTTTAGCACAGGACTCCAAAAAAGTAGACAATTTCTTTTGTTCACAAGGAAATCTATAGACTTCCAGAATAAAGGAATTTTTAGGCAAAACGGATTTTTGTTCTAACAGGTATTGGGTAAAAACCCCCGTAGTAATAATTGCCACATTTTTATTAACCCTATTTACTACACCGTAATTATGAGTGAACCAACCATACAGAGGAATAAATGTTTGGTTGTATGCTTTTTTATCTAGTCTAACATATAAGGGATGTTTATATTCCATTGAAAATTTGGCATACCATTTAGCCATTTCAATAGTACTAATATTGACTATATTCATGTTGGGTATTGTCCGCATGGTACTGAGGTCTTCTGTCCCATGATGGGTAAGTCCTGCTGTATCGTAGGAAAGCCCACTACCAACTCCCACTATTGTAACTGGTAAATCCATGGAGCAAACAGACACTCTTATTTGTTCTATGGCACGCAGGGAAATAAATGGGGCTATTCCATAACAGAATGGTTTTGCTCCTTGTAATGCCAATCCTGCTGCCATTGTTATTACCAACTGCTCGCAGGGACCAGGATTAATTAAAAAATCGGAACCTTTGTATTCATTTAATGCTGCTGCCCCCATATCAGCAGTTAATACTACTAAATCTTTCCTGCCTTGTTTGTAGGCATCGCCTATAGTTTGAAAAAAGGTGTCGCGCTGTGTAGTCATTCTGATTTAGGAATTTGTAAATTAAAATCCATTTCTCTTGTGATGCTTTCTATATTATCCTTATTTAGTGTGATATAGTGTAATAATTCTGTATGATAAATACTAGGTATTCCATAACCTTTTGTCGTATGACAACAAATTATATGGCCCCGAGGATGGGGTTCTGACGTTTCTTTAATTGCGTTGTATATTTCTTCTATATTATGTCCATTTATGTGAGTTTTGACATAGGACAAGTGAAGACTTTCCTTCTCACAACTATAACCATTGTAGTCTATCAAAACAGTTATTGGGATATTTGTAATAAAATTCAGAGCTTCTTGAGTTAGCCCTTCATAGCATTCGCCGTCTCCGACTATGGTATACACTCTTTTTCCAACATTATTCAACTTATTTGCCAAAGCCATTCCACAAGCAACACCAAGCCCTTGGCCTAGGGAACCAGAGGTGCACACTATTCCCGGATTTCCGTATTCAGGATGGTCAGTATGCCTGACATTTGGTGTCCCCATCATTTCTAAAATTGTACTATGCACAAGATTTGCGTGGCCCTTGCTCATTATAAATTTGGATTTTTCCTCGTGGACGAACTCTCCAAAAAACAGCACTGTCATAATGTCTACGATACTTAGACAAGAGGACAAGTGGTTGTTCTTATAGCGATAACAGTTCTCCAAAACCTGTTTTCTAACTTCATTCGCTTTTTGTTGCAATAGTTTTATCAATTTATTTCTTGCTTACTTCGTAAATGTCCCTCAGGATTTGCTTGTAATAAGCTTCTGTCCCTGGAATAAATTTCAATTTATCTTGTTCTTGGAGGAACACATTTTCATCATTTCCTCTGCCGTATTTTACATCTTTGACCCACTGGAGCAAACAAATGAAACGGACAATAAATTCCCTATCCACAGTAAATTGGGCTTCCTCTTTTCCCACGAGATTACTCATTTTTGTTACTAAAAGTTCTTTGGCTTTTACCAAAGTCTCAGAGAAGTTAGGATATGTCATGATTTCATCAATATATTTGTAGGTCGAAAGATCACTTTCTTGGCGTAGAAAAGACAATATATAATCTATTCTCTTAATGTTACCACTAATGGACAACAGAGCACATGGCAATAAATCCTGGGTTAGTAGAGGAACCCCATCCATCATTGTTTCTAAGTGGGCATAAATATCTCTATAGGTTTCTCTGCGGGTAAGGAAGTGTTGCATGGGAATGCCAGTTCTCATATAAGTTTTGAAACGACCTATAGGATTGTCCATAGGCCAGTATGGGCCAGGGATTGTTCTTGTTGGAACAATATTTTTGCCTTTTACTTTATTTTCATCCGGACTATCTAAGATAAAAGACATTCTCATGCCACTACAAGCAACATAATTTTCATTGGAGTCCAGAAATATCTGGGTTGCTTTCAAACTTTCTGGGATTATAAAATCATCATCCCCAACCTGGAGAATATATTCTTCTTCTATGTTCCTAGAAGAATCTAAAAATCTTTGATATTCGTTAGGTTGGTCTTTGTATTCCACATGGTTAATGTTCAATTCATGTGATTCGACTTCTCTTTTATTTATATTGATAATTTCTGGACTAGAAGCATCATAAATATGGAATATTGTTTCTCGTAATAGTTCAGATTTTCTACCATAATAGGTCAAAGCCCTTTGCAAGAACTTGGGGCGGTTGCATGTAGGTATAAATATTCCTACTTTCATGGTAATTCCTCTATGGGGGTAAATAGCTTTGTAATCATCTTGCTAGAGAATATCTTTTCAGGGTTGATTAGCACATAACATCTTCCACGCAAGGGACTGTGGCAATAAAGATTAGTAGGCACAAAAATATCAAAGTCGCATTCCGTTTTATATAAAATCTTTTCCACGAGTTCAGTAGAAATATCTACCCCTTCGTAGGTGTCCCATCCAAAAACTTTTCTACTTGGTATTTTACAGTCATGAATACACAGGACAAGTTCCTTACCAGAATTACCGATTAAGGTCAATTCTTCTTCCAGTGGTAATCCACCTTCATGGCCATGGGAATCAAGAAATACAAAGGGAATAGAAGAGCAAGAAAACAATTTATTGCGTAAATATTCTACAGAATTTGCCAATTCATAGGAAACAGTGGCACAATCTTGCCTGGCCTTTTCCAAATAGCCCTCGTGTATATCACAAGAGGATACTACCATGTGTGGGAAAAGCCTTTTGATAAAATTAGAGGAATTTCCTAAATAGGAACCCGTTTCCCAAAATTCTCGTAATCCATAGGTTTGGATTATATAAGCTATTTCTTCTATAAATACCTTGTCATTACAAAAAGGTTCTTTTTTATTGGAAATAAATTCGTTGAGCAGTAAACGAATTTTCTCATCATCCAGCCTTAAATCATAGGAGATCAAATAATCATTGAAAATCTTGTTCCAGAAAGAGAATGGATTGTATCTTTGGATCGCCTTTTCATAGCCCCTATTGGCTATTTCTTGCCTTTCTTTTTCGTGTTCTGTATAATATTTTACCTTATCTAGTAAATCATGTTCATTTTCATAGGGTATGTAATCAACAAATGGTCTAAAGTGATATTCTAAAAAGGAACCAGCAGGCTCCATTAATGCTGCCCCACACCAAATGGCCTCAAATGTGCGACCCTTTAGGGGGCAACCTAGTTCCATTCTCGGAGAAAAGTTTATCACCAATTTGGATTTTCGCATATTATCAGCATATTGCATAGTTGTTTCTTGTTTTCTAGTTCCTCCTACAAAAACGTCTATTCCATTGGCTTTAAGGAAATTTATATATTGTTCTCGTGGCCCCTTGTTTCCTCCTTCTATAGAACCACCAGGAAAAGAAATGGCGATTGTTCTATTATTCTCTTCCCCCCTATGAAAAAATTGATTTATTGGAGTGGGCCAAATATGCTTATATTTCTCCCTGTGGGCATCAACGGTGATGGGGAATGGGATGTCAACTAAGAGGTGAGTACTTATAAATGGGGATAGGATTCTTGCTACTTTCCTTGACTCTTCAAATAAAAAATCTCCCCACCAACATACTATCGGGATTTTCATTTTGTGAATAATGGAAAATACTTCTAAGGTGGGGTTGTATTGACTAAATATCCACATATAGAAAACAACATCGGGCTTTTCTTCTATTATTTTTTCGATTATGGCAAAATTCCAGTCCTTTTTATTGTTTAGAAAATATTCGTCAGGATGGAATTCAGAAGCTGTTCCAAAGCCAGATTCAAGGTAAGATTCTACCGTACCCCTTGCTTCTCTGAGAGTAGGGTCGTTGCGGACCCACCGTTCGTTTATAAATAATGTGTGCATAGGTTTTCTATTTTTTCCGATTACCCCTTAAAGATTATAGATGTTCCGCTTTTCTCAAAATGGAATGGTACATAAATCAGATCTTTTAGTGCCAACTTTATTTGTTCTTGTTTTTCAGGTTCAGCAAATATCAATAAGAATCCTCCCCCTCCAGCCCCAAGGATTTTACCCCCTATTGCCCCCCATTTCCTTGCTATGTCATAATAATTATCTATTGAATCATTACTAACTTTGTTACTGAGTGTCTTTTTTGTTTCCCAATATTCGTGAAGAAGAGCACCAAATAGGCAGATATTTTTATA